TCAATTTTACCATCAAAGTCCATTTTGAATATGGTTGGACTTGCACCAGGAACTTCATATGGATAAGAGTCAGGTAATGACTCAAAGTTTATCCTTGCTAATATTTTAAATTCTTCTTTTTGTGAGTGATGTAATCTTTTATGTATAGCACTAAAAAATTTACTTGAAGCTTCTAACAATGCCATAGTTGTTCCAACTGGACCATAATTAGTTGAATCATTAATTACTTTTTCTGTACTATCTGCAAACTTTTGTCCTGCTCCTGCTACAAAACCTAACATTTGAAATAATGTATTAGAAGGTTCTTTATAAGGTAAAGGAACTATTGCTCTATTTAAATCTACACCTGTAGCTTCAACATCTCTAAATTCACCAGGAGATAAAGGTTCATTATCTCCAACAACCTTTACACCTTTTGCTTTAAATCCTGCAGGTAATGTTGCAAACTGTCCAGAGTCAACTAAGTTTCTCATAGCTGCAGTTGCAGTCATTGTAAGATTACCTAAAAAATGTATAAGACCTAAACCATAAAAACCAAAACCTGGAACAAATTTGTAATGTGTAAAAAACATTTTCATTTGTTTAGTAGGGTCATCTTCATTATAGTTTCGTCTTATAGATAAAACTTTTCTTGAACTTTCTTCAACTGTAACAATATAAGGTGAAGCGACTCCTTCATTATCTAAATCTAAATAACAATGTTGTTCTAACAAAATATATTGTGGGTCAGAGTCTGCAGGTATAGCTGTTCCCATAATCTCATCAACTTTCATTGACATTGAGGTTTGTTCTACAGACTGTGCTTCAGGTAATTCAATATCTTCATAAACTCCTGCAGCTATTTCTTTTGCTAAATCATTTGGATTACGTAGTATAACATGTGTATATCTATCTGCTTTTCTTAAATCTGAAGCATGATATGAAACATAAAACTGGTCAATAGGAACAAATTCTGAACAAGGTCTATCTAATGAACCATCATAATAAATCTTTTTAAATGCTGAACCAATAATTGGTAAATGAAACAACATTCTTTCAAACTCATGAAAGTATTCAGGCATCATCTCCGTAAGTTGATAATTCATAAATTGTTTTACACGAGATGCTTGTTGTTGTTTTTCTACAGTCTCAGTTCCAATTATCTGAGCCATTACTGGACCACCAGCAGGAAATAGTTCTTGAGAAGCTTTTGATTGAAACTTCACTGCTGACTCTATTAAGAGTGGATGAACTGCAGTACATGCACCTTCAAATGGTTCTGAAGTTTCTTTTAATTTTAATCCTAATAAATCAAATCCTCTTTCAAATGTTTGTTCCCATTCTCCTCTTGATTCTTTATCTGCTTCATATTTTTCATAAACAGTTGCTCCTATTTCTTGAAGTGTTTCTTCATCAAGAGTTGGAACTAAATTATCATAATGACCACCTACCATTTCTTCTTCAGGCATAATAGCAGGTCTGCCCATAAGGTCAACTACTGCTGACCCATCTTCCATCATTGCTATACTTTCATTAGGAAGACTTTCTTCAGTAATGTTTTCTTCAGTAATAGTTTCTTCTTGTTCTATTCCTGGAATTTTATCAAAGGGATTTTTTTCAGTTGGCATAAATTTTCTTTCACAGTTATTAATTTTATATTATATACTTAAAACTTCCAGTATGCAACCCTTTTTTTTCTTTCATAGCCTTCTTCATAATCAGGGTCATCAGGATGCACTAAATTCCAAGACTCTTTCATATAGTGAACTGCCATTGTCATTGCATCTACTTGGTCATCATGTCTTCCATTTGGAAACGTAATTGCTTCACTAAAAAGACTATCACTCCATTCATAGCCTTTAGGTAACCAAACTCTACCCGCTTCCATAAGTGGAGTTGCTGCATATACTCTTGCAGTCTTATCTCTATCAGGAGTATAATCTAAAACTGGTAGTCCTGCTCTACGCATGTCTTGTATTAACGATTGTCCACTTGCTTTTTTTTCTATAATACAGACATCAGGTTTATGATAGTCATATAGTTCTTGTGCTTTTGTTCTCAGTGTAGGATAATCAAATCTACCTTTTTCATTTCCTAATAATATTAAATTAGATACCCAACTTTCTCTACCAGTTGAATCAGTTTCTAAATTTTCAAATATACCCCACGTTTGAATGACACTATAATCAGCAGTTGTCTTTGTTGAAAATGCAGTATCATATGTTTGAATTATATAACTACAATCAGGAGGGTCATCATAGTCCCACCATTGAATCCATTTCTTTTTTATAATTCCACCAGTATCTGGTACAGGATTCTGCATGTAAAGAGACTCCCAATACCTAGAACCATTACTTGCCTTTATTTCTTCTTCATCATTTTTTAAAATAATATCAGGTTTCCATTCAGGAAAATATGAAGAACCTATAGGTAGTTTTAATAATTTACTTGAATCTTCATCAACCCATGCAGGTATTTTTATAACTTCCCATTTATTTTCTAATTCTATTTGTGATTCTTGTCTTAGTAACCATCCACATAAATCATCTTCGTGGTATCGTGTATTAATAATTACAATTGACCCATTAGGCATAATACGTGTACGTAAACCTGATGGGTACCATTCTTTTACATATCGTCTACCTGTTTCACTAAATGAATCTTCTTCTGACATTACATCATCTAATATAGCAACATGGGCACCACGACCTGCAATCTGACTACGAACACCTGCTGCATAATATGTGCCACCCTGATTTGTTTTCCATTTACCTGCAGCTCTTACATCACTACGTAATGTTACATCTGGAAATACTGTATTAAATAAATCATAATTAACTAAGTCTCTTACACTTCTACCAAAGTCTGAAGCTAGTTGGTCTGAGTGTGATACAGTTAATATTTCATGTTGTGGGTGTCTACCTACATACCACGCAGGAAATAACTTTGAACATATTACACATGAATATGTTTACCCATAATCCAATCAGGAACTAATGTAGGTGCAAACATAGCTATGAAATGTAAAAAGCTATCTTTAGATTGTTGTATTGCTCTTTGGAAATACAGCTCTCTAAGTTTAATTAAGTTTTCATTTACTTGTAGCATTTGATATTTTACTTGTCCATGAGACAACAGGTGATTTATATTCTTTTGGTTTTACTTTTCTCTCAAAATTTGAGGGCATAAACCAATATGTATTTCCCCTAATTATTTTTATTCCCATTCTGAATCTTCCCAGTCTTCATCATCATCTTCTATAATAGATGGTTCAGGTCTAGGTTCAGGTCTAGGTATATATGGTTCAACATTTGTTATATACCATTTAATTGGACATCCTTTACAAAATGTATTCCATCCTGCTATAATTATTATATATGATATCCATGATACAAAAAAAATTAAAATAAAATAATAAATAATTTTATTACTATTTTTTATTAATGTTTTCCAGTTTGACAACATTTTCATAATGTTTTATCTCACGTTCTAATTCTTCAGGTGACTTTGTTGTTATGTCTTGTTTAATTTCTTGACGTTCAATTAACATACCTAAATGTTTACCTATGAACTCCATTGCCCTATTTGCATTAGTTAGGTCATTTTCTGCAAGACCACGATTGTAAACATCCATAAACTTCTTTACAACTTCATTAATATTAACACTTACGTCTTTCATTGCGTCTAGTCTTATTTGATTACATCTTTCTTCAATCTTATCATTCTTTAATAATCTTTTACTTTCTGCACGAGTATCAGCTTCAGTCTTACCTTCTTTATAACCTGCTGCTCTCCAAGCAATTAGAGTATCGCCTGTCGCAGCATACTCTAAACAAAACTTTTCCTGCATTGGAGAGAGACCACTAGGTAAAGTATTCTTTGCAAAACTATTATATTTCTTTTGTGCATTGTCCAACATCTTTACCTTTTGTTGTTTAGGTAATTTGTTAGCTTTTCTTTTAGTCATATTAAGTCTCCTCTCTTCAATTCTACGCATGTACTCACGTCTCATCTCAATTAAATCTCTACCTGCGTTACGTTTTTTACGAAATGCTGCAGTCTCTTTAATTAAATCCCTAAGACCTGCATCATCTAAGTGAGCATATAATAGATGCTTGGGTTGTTTTTTCATTATTGTATTATACACTATGTTATGTTTATAAAAAAGTAAAAAAATAACTTGTTGATTCTAAATTTATATGATATAATAATGACTATGTTACCCAGGGTTAAAGGTATATCTTATGGGTTGACAAAATTACCAACACATAACTCTATAGTCTCTATTGCATCTCTCGTGCATTGTTGTGTTGGTCTATTCGCAGACTCCCCACCTAGTCAATATTTTGACACCAGGTCAGTTTTCTCCATAATTTTTTGGGGGTACCCTTTTTTCTCTATATGCATGCACCCCTGTTTTTTGCTGTCCCCCCTCTTGACTCCAATGTTCTACTTTTGTTCTTGATAATAAGAATCATTATTAATTAGAGTTGATAATGATTATCAATATCAGTCCCAGTTGATAACGATTATCAATATCAATGCTGTCAATTATTTGACTATCTAGTTGATAATGATTATCAATATCAATGATAATGATTATTAATATCAATAAAAAGTCCTTTATTCTTGCACCTTTTAGCTTGTGTCATTTCTTTGACATCTCAGTAAAAGCATAAAATGAACTTTTCAACTCTAAATTTCCCAGTCTTTTCAAACCCATAGAGTTCTTAGATAAAATATATATAATAACCCTTTAGGGTTATATATATTTTATCAAGAACTCTTGGAACTGGTCGTGGTTATCCCAGTTCTAGCTGATTTCCTTCCCAGTTCTTGATAATCTATTTCAAAGATTTTTAGCTAATTTTAGCAATCTGACTGACCAAATCTTGAGATTTGCAAGGTAGACTGCCCAACCAAAAATTAGCTAGGGATTTAGGTTATTAATAAAATATATATAATAACCCTTTAGGGTTATATATATTTTATATAATAACCTTATCACTGATTTTTTTGAGAAGTTAAACTACATAAAGCAAACTCAATAAACAAAATCATTTTAACATTTAAGGAATAAAACTCTATGAATAAAAAACAAATTAAAAACTGGTTAGGCTTAACCAAAGAATATGAAAATATTTCAGAACAAGTTAAACTTTGTGATGAAAAGTTTTTTATGTTTTTGAAAAAGTCTAGGCATTTAAGAACTGCCTACGGAAAACTTATAAAAGAGTTTCCACAATTCAATAATCAATTATTCTACAAACATTGTTTAAAAATGTATTTGACTTATTGGAAGATTTAATATAAATAAATATATATAATAACCCTTTAGGGTTATATATATTTATTTATTATTAACCATTAACTGAAAGGCGATTATGAGTACAGACATTAAAAGTTCAAATAAGAAAACTATTTCATTAACTACTTATTGTGGATTTGATGGAAGAAGAGTTCAGGTAACAATGGCTAGAGATTTCAGAAAAGAAACTTTACCCACTGACAAATTCTTTGACCATATAACATTAAGTAAAAAACAAGCTTCTTTACTAGCTAAAGATTTACTTGAATTTGTCAATGGTACTGAAGAACCAGTATATGGTAGGGACGCATTGATAACTAGTGAAGAAGAATATAAACAAAACATTGACCACGACTGGTCAGAAAGGGATTTTTAAACTATGCAATATTACATTCCTAATAGTTTGTTTACTCAACCTAATAGGAACAAGAAAACTGCCAAGTCAGAACAATATAACACTGAAACTTTTGGCTTGGCTTTAGCACCTGCAGATGTATCTGGATTTCAAGTATGTCCACATTCATCTGAAGGTTGCAGAAAGTCTTGTTTGTTTACGACTGGTAATGGAAACTATCCCTCAGTCGTTAAAGGTAGAATAAATAAAACTTTATTTTTCATAAATGATAGAAAATTATTTATGAATAAACTTGAAAATGAACTGATAAAAGCAGTCGTTAAAACTCAATTGCTAGGTAAAAAACTAGCAGTAAGAATAAATGTTTTATCTGACTTAGAATATTTTTGGAAGTCTGGATTTATGCAAAAGTTTCCAAAGGTTCAGTTCTATGATTACACAAAAAACTATAAGAGAATGATTAAGTTTTTGAATGGTGAACTACCTAAGAATTATCATTTAACTTTTTCATTATCTGAAGATAATATGTCAGAAGCATTAGACATTTTAAATCGTGGTGGAAATGTTGCAGTAGTATTTCGTGGGAATATGCCTAAAGAATGGCAAGGTTTCCCAGTCATTACTGGAGATGAACACGATATGAGATACGAAGACCCAAAGAAACATTGGATATTTCTAACTGCCAAAGGTAAAGCAAAGGCAGATAAAACTGGATTCGTAAAAGATTTCCATTAGGAAAATGGTTAAGAGTTTTCACCATAAGTAAAACTCATTAGCAAAGAAAGGCATAACATTATGCATAAATTATATAGACAAAGAACTACTAACAGATATAAAACTGTTGGTACATTTTCAAATAACCAAGGTTATCTGGCAGTCAAACACGACCCAATAACTGGAAGATTTATTTCTAAATAAATTAAAACTTGTAATTTGAAAGTAGGTATGTTATGTAATATGGTATGGTGCAGACCTTATGTGAAAGCATTAAACTGCACCACCTTTTATTTAATTAAAAGGTAGCTAGAGTAAAAGCACTTGCAATACTTAACAGATTATTAAGTTATGCATAACTAAATAATGGCTGACTTCACTTCAAGTTTCTAGCTACCCTTTAATCAAATAATTATATTTGATTAGCAACAAAGAAAGGAGTTTGACTATGTCAAATCAACATTTAAAAATGCAAGAAGATTTATATTCTGAAATAGAATATCACCTTGCTAGATTGTATGATGAAGAAACACGCACATTCATCTACAATGGTGAGAGAATCACCAAGTTTAACTTTGAAGAGTTCGCTTCAGACAGATTAGTAGTTGCGTGTCTTTTTAATGAAATCATAGACAGAGTATGGCAAAAGTACAAGGTACATTTGACATCTGAAGAAGCAGAATACTATGATGAATTTGCAAATGAATACTTGTATAATCTTCTTGATGAAGATATACAAGAGCATAGGCAAGAACAATTACCCATATAAACATAACAATGAAAGGAGTTTAATTATGGATAATGATTTTATTTTTCAAGTTATTGAAAAACTTATGGCAGATGGTAAGTCTGACCCTAAGATTAGGGGTTGGGCTATGTCTGACATTGTCACCAAGATTGGTGATAGATTTGGCGAGGACAAAAAGTCTATCGCCAGGGCATACATTATGTCCAAGTGTGGAGTTACTGATGATGAGTAGTTCCATAAAATTATAT